AATCTTTACAGAGTCTCCATAAGCAGATATTTCACCAGCATAGTCGGTGTTTGTAATAGCTTCTACTACTGAACTCTTCCTAAAAAAGTTTAAAACCTTTTTAGAATAAATACTAGGTAGGAAGAAACTATTAGTTTGTCCACTTACAGAGTTTGCAAAGTTAGCATTAGTATCGGTTGAGGGTTCAAAATATTGAGCCATGATACTCTCTCCTTTAAGTTATAATAGTTATTTTATGATTCTGCCTTCTTGCATAGCGTTTGAAATTTCCTCTTCGTACTTATCAAACTCATCCATACTTAAAGCAGCAATCTCCCTTTCGGACCAAACTTTTGCTTGTTTAGGTTCAACACTTGTTGTTTTAGTTGATACCATATCAGCAGCAGATTGTGTCCTAGAAACTGACTTAGTCTCTTTAGGAATACCCATGCCTATATCTCTTTTAAATAAATCTAAAGCTCTTGAAGCTAAATCGGCATCATTAGCATTTTTATATACCCAATCTTGGATAGCTAAAGGTTGCTGTTTTGCCCACTCATGAAAATCATCGCTGTTTTTAATATCTTCAAAATCAGGATGTCTATCCATTAATCTTTTTTCTGCATCTTGTCGTATTAACTGATTTTCTCTTTCTTGAAGTTTACTAAGGCGTTCTTCTAGAACTTTTGCTTTAGACTCCGATTGCATATGTGCAACAGTTTCTACAACTTCATAAACATCAGGATAATTATTTTTAAACTCTTCTAGTTCTTCTACAGTTTTTGGAGCTTTATATTCAGTTCTATTTTTAGTAGCTTCTTCTAAAAGTTCCTGTTCTCTAGTTTTAAACTCATTAAGTTTATAATCATAATGTTTTTTTAAATCATCATAACGCTTTTTGTAATTTGGTCTTTTATAAGGAGTATCTTTTTTAGACTCCAAACCATTTACATCAACATTATCAGGATTGACTGCTTCTTCTATACTATCAGATTTAAATAATTTATTTTTATCTTCTGGTTTATCAAAATACAGTCCTTCTGCAGATTCAAAAGATTTTATATCTTCATTATGCCAAGATTTATTTTTATTATAAGGATTTGGCGTTTCCTCTTTTTGGACTTCATTAGTCATTTTCTTTCTCCTAGTCAGGGCTTCATTAACAAGGTAGCTGCGTTGTCGACATGCAGGGCTTGTCTTGTAAAGGTCGCCTCAAGGGTTACAATATGATAGAGTGCCTACGCTAATAGGGTAGCTCTATCGCTTTTAGCTACGGACATAATCATTTTGGACATTAGGATTAACCATATTACCTTTTATTGTTTTAGACATTTCATCTTCTTTAAGTACATTAGTACCTTGGTTGACTACTTGTGGTTTAGCAATATCAGATAATATTTGTTTTTCCCCACTATCCATATGAGGAGTACCTCCGTGCATCATTTCTTGTCTTCCATCTGCAGCAGCTTCAGCTTCTTTCATCATAGACATTAGTTTGTCTTCTCCGATTTCTTTTACAGCTTTTGCAGTAAAGACAAATTCTCCATCAGACAACCTTGCAGGTATGCTGTCAGAGACTCCTGAACCCGGTCCTTCAACAGGACCAGACCCAGCAAATTCTTGTGCTACATCTATTACTTTATCAAATAACATTTGTAGCTCTTTATCTTTTTCTAGTTTGGACATAAGCATATCTTCTTCTTCATCATTTAATGCTTCTTCCATAATAAATTGTGTGTAGTTATCTTCCATTTTTTCATCAGATTCCATAGGTTCTACATTCATAACCATCATCATTTGGTCATCCATAGAACCACCATCTTCATAACCCATTCTTTCAACTACTTCAGGTACTTCTTTTCTAAGAGCTTCTATTCCCGGACCACCCTCTTTCATGTTTAGTCTATCATACTCTTCAAATATTTCATCTTGAGTCATTTTAGGATTTGCTACATCAATATCTGTTCTATAAATATCAATTAACTTTTTAGCATCTTTTTTAGTATAACCACTAGCTACTAAAAACATTTCAACATTTGCAACATCTTCTCCATCATCTAACATTTTTATAGCATCTTCCATGTCTATAGTACCTCTACTTGCCATGTCAGTTGAGTCATCTAAAAGAGATTCAGGACCTTCTTTTTCTCTTAATTTAGCTTTGTTTTTTTCTGCTCGTTTAATAAATTTTTTAACTATTGAACCTAAAGCATAAGATGCTCTGCCACCTTCAGCAAATCCTTCATCATCTCCAAATCTATTAATTCCTTCTTTTCCTCTAGGAGCAGTTCCTTCTCTTAATACTTTTAGTTCATCTTGAAGAGATACTAAATATTCACCATCCATACGAAGACTTTCTCTTAAAAATTCTAATTCTTCAGGATTCATGTTTTTATTTTTTCTAGCTTTTTTTAATTCTTTTCTAAGCTTTTCTGTTTCTCTTAAAGTTCGGTCATATTCCCTTTCAAGTTTTCTAATTTGTGCTGTTCTTGAACCAGCTTCAAATCCTCTTTTAACAATTCTACCTATTGCAAAAGGTTCTCTTCCTAATAAACCACCTTCATTATTTCTTATTCTTTCCATAATATTTTCAGCACTTGGTTTTACTCCTAACTTTTTTAACATAGTTTCTACATCATCTATTTCAAAATCTACACTTAGAATTCTATCTTCTATTTCTAATACTTCATCGTTAAATAGAGCTTTTGTTCTAGGAATACCTAATTCTTTTATTTTACGCCTTTTTTCATCTTCAAGACTTCTTCTTATTTGAATTAAATTGTCCATTTCATCTTCAAGTTCAACTATTTCTTCTCTAAATGATTTGTCTTGAACTTTTGAATCTTTTGTTTTTTTAGGCATACTTTTCATTTTCTTAAGTGCTTTTGAAGCTATTGAGCCTAATGCAAAAGATTCTCTTTCTAATATACCACCCATATTTTTTTTCATTTTTGAATTTACTCCTTTTTCTTCTAATATATTTGTTAAATTATCAAGTTCAGAATTAATGTCAAAAATTTCATCTTTAGAATCTTGTAAATCTTCTAATAATTTATTTTTTTCTTTTGTAGTTATATTTTTTTTATTTAATTCTTTATTTAATCTTATTGTTTCTTTTTTAGCTTTTTCTCTAAGTTCATATAAACTTTCCATTTCACCTTCAAGATAAGCTATTTGTTTACTAAGTGGCTTATCTCCCATTCTCTCATAATGTATTGAATTAATATAATCCCTTAAATGATTTACACCTTTTTTAGCCATTGAACCTAATGCAAAAGATTCTCTTTCTAATAAACCACCAGAAAATTCTGGTCTTCTACCACCGGGAGAATAATTTCTAATAGCCTCTAAACTTTCTTCTAGCGTTACTATCATTTCTGTATCGCTTCTTATTTTCTTTTTTAAAGATTGTAGTTCTTTTTGAGAACCAGTTTTTTTTAATTCATCAAGTTTAGCTAAATCTTCCATATGTTCTTTCATATATGTGTCTAGTTGTTCTGATAAATCAGCTTCCATTTTAGCTCTTCCGGGTGCTTTAGTTGCACCTTTTCTAAGCTTTAAAAGACCTGCAGCTTTTTGAGCTAATGCACCTACTGCATATTTTTTTCTGTCATCTTTTAACATAATTATTTATCCTTTGCTTTTCCTATATTTAAAGCAAACCAATCAATAATTTTATAAGCTTTACTTACTAAATTATCATCATGTGGTGTTGGTGTTAATGCAGCAATCATTGAACAGATTGAAACTATCCATGGTACTACTCCTACTATTTTTAAAATTGTATCTAATAAATCTAACATTATATCTCCTCTTTTCTGTTGATTGCTTCTTTAATTTCTAAACTTAAGTTATCCAACCTGCCCAGTAAATTCAGCTTCCCCTGCAACCGGTACATTTCCTGTTCCGATGTTGCCACCACCAGTTCCTGTAACGCCAAGTTCTTGAGGTTGTTCAGGTGTTCCTTGTAATCCTCCCATTGGGGATGGTTGACCACCGGGTTGAGCTTCATTGCCATTTTCTTGTCCAGCATTTTGCATTCCTATTATTTGTGCCATAATAGCTGCTTCTTCAGGGTCATTGAGTATTTCATCAGGGTCTAAATCTAAGCTATAGGCTAGTTCACTTACGAGTTTAGAAATTTTAACAAATGGTGCGATAGCTGGACTTTGTGCAGTTTGTAAGAACATAGTCAATCTTTGACTTCGTACTTCTTTTTGCATCAAGCTATTTGTACCAGTAGCTTTAACTTCTAAATCACCTTCAATATCTAATTCACCTTCATGAAATTGCATATTCCATTGAAAGTAAGATTCTCCAAGTGGCTTTAATAAAAAGTCATCAAGGTTTTTGATAACAGTTTTAATATTTAAACTAGATGCTCCAAGTAACATTGACATACCAGAAGCAGTTCTTGTCATACTTTGTACTCCTGTTTGTCCATGTGAGTAACTTGGTATTCCAGTTTGTTCATCTGCAAGTTGTCTAAACTTGTCAAACATCATTAAATTTTCTTGTGATGTATTAGGAAACTTTAAACCATGTATAGCTTGTCCGGGCATTCCTGCTTGTCTTCTAAATATTTTACCCGGATATATTTCCATACTTTGTCCACCAACTAAAGCAGACTCATCTACATCAAATACTAACGAACCTGACATTGCTAGATTATCAATAGCCATTCTTGCATGACCATTCATAATCTGTTGTGAATCATCCATATTTTCTGCTACACCAATACCAAAAAAGTTATAAGGATTTCTTTCGTATGGGAAAGCATGATAAGGTATTCTGTATGGAGTAAATGGATTTATTACAGCTCTTAGTAGTTTAGTTCCACATATCCATGCATTTACTTGTACTTCATCTAAATCATCAACATCATCTGATAATTCTATACCAACTTCTCTTGCATATTCAGCATCCATAATACCCCAATATTCAAGAACTTCAAAGTTAGTTTGATAATCTTCTTCAGCTTTATTATCATCTCTAATAGCAGATTCATAATCTTTTTCAACATAGTTAGGACCTTGTTGAATACATTCACGAATTGCATCTTCATTAAAGTATGGCATATTTCGTAATTGTCTTAATTGACTACGATTCATTTTGTGCCTATGTATTACATATTCACATTCTTCCATTGTTGTTGCTGAAGGGTCAGGATAAAAATCCCAACAACTTACAAACTCTATTCTTGGTACTCTTACTTCTAATGGATTATATGTTCTATTTCCATTTTCTCCAGCTTCCCATTTATGTAATTTTTTATTAAAATTAAATGGTCCTTTTACAATTCCTGTACCTATTAAAGCAGATTCTAAAAGAGCATTTCTTAATTCTGAATTACCATTTGATTCTTCTATTTGGTCATGGATAAGTTTTTCCATTCTTCTTGCAGATTTTTGTGCAGGAGATAATTCTAAAGCTTTTGGGTCTGGGCTAGCTCCATTTGATAAAATACCTGCTTCTTCTGCTTGAACTTCAATAGGAGCTTCAAACATACCATTATAAAAGGTAGCTCCCGGTTTTAAAACTCTACCATCACCTTCATAACCAACATCATAAGGATTATCTATTCTATTTCCTATATCATCTGGTATTGATGTTTCTATATTAGGCGATGCATTATTTATATCTAAATGTGCTATATCTGTTTCGCCTTCTGGTATTTTAGTTTCGTTAATACCTATTGGAAATTTACCTGTACCAAATATAACATCTACTAATTGTCCAAAAGCTGCTAATACTTTTGTTTTTGTAATTTTTACAAATACTCTAGATTTTTCTGATTCTCTAAATTTAACATTTTTAGCATATAAACCTCTATAGTTTTCGTATGCTTTTATCCATCTTTTTTCATTTATATCTCTAGCTGTTTCTGCTCTAGCATATCTACCATTTATAATACCAATAAGATTTCTTTCTTGGTCTTCTTCTAATGCTAATGTTTTTCCAGCTTCGCCTTCTACTTCTTCGTAAATGTTGTCAGCGTTTAAAAATGTATTTTCTTCCATATTAATAACCAAATGTAGCATCTACAGGTTTATACATTTCACGCTTTAGTCCTCTAATTCTTTCTAATGGACTTTCCATTCTTGGTCTGCTCATAATCATATAACGCAAAGCATCATAAGCATGGTCAGAAGCATGAGTATCTACATCTTCTGGGTTAGTTTTAGATAATGGTATTGACTGTAATTCTCTTATTAAGTTAGGACATGTATTAAATATCTGTAACTTAGGTCTACCATTTTCTCTAACTTTTAAATACTCGTGTACTTGTATTTTACCTTGTATTCTGTTCTTATCAGCTCTTCTTAATTTATGTCCAGCTCTGACAAGAGATTCTCCGACAGTAGGACCAGTTGTTCCTGTATTTGCCCATGCTGCAGTATCTAAAACACCACTAACAGAAAAAGGGTCTTCTGTCTCCATATCTGTTATTATACTAGCTAATTCAACACCTGTCAAGCCTTTTTTGTATAATTCTCTATAAATTATTAAAGTATTGTCATTTATATCCATTATTCCCCATAAACAACAAGATTCTGAAGCATAACCATAGTCAATACCTTTTACTCTTTCCCAATGTAAAGGAAGTGCAAAAGGAGATATAACATGTACACTAGGGTCAAATTCTGTAAAAGCTGCACCTTCTGCAACATCCCAATTACCTTCTAGTAATTGTTGTCTTTGTGTAGGAGGTAAAGATTTAAGCATTTGTTCATAAACTCCATCCTCTGCGAGGTATGGATTGTCTGCTAGTTTAGCTGGTATAAATTTTCTAGTTAACCCATCTTTGCCTATAAAACTTTTATTATATTCATTAGAATCTACATACCTTTTTTTAACCCAATGAGAACCTACACCACCGGGGTTAGCTGTACAGCGTAAATAAGTTTTTATTTCTGGGTCAGTAGTACGAAGTCTAGAAGCAAGATAGTTCCAACTAAACTCTGTAGGTAAGTGTGTTATTTCATCAAAGCCTATCCAACTATATGCTTGTCCTTGATATCTATATACATCTGCATCTCTTTCTAAGAAACCAAACTCTATCTTTGCACCACTAGGAAAGTTCCATAGCTTTTCTACTTCTCTAAACTTAGCACCGGGAAATGCTTGTGGGTATAGTTCACGAGACTTATCAATCATCTCACGAAGTTCTGGCATAGAACGCCTTAATATTAATGCTCTATGTGCTTTTTTGTGAGCATAGCGTAATGGGTCAACTAACATTGCATAAGATTTACCACCACCTGCTGCACCACCATAAAGTACATCTTTTTCATCAGCAGCTAAAAAGTCTGTTTGTGGACCTTCATTAGCATGAAATATTACATTGTTTTCTTGTAATACTTCTTTAATAGAAGGAGATACTTGTTCTAACTGTTCATTAGTTACTATATTAGATGTAGTTTTTTCTGTAGCTTTTTTAAGTACTTCTTGTTCTGTTTTTATTTTAGATTCTTTATAAGCTATTTTCTTTTTTGCTTTTGCTAGTTCTTTTTTATCTCTAGCTAGTTTTTGTTTTCTTTTTTGTTCTGGTGAATACCTGTATTTTACTTTAGGTTGTGGAGCTTTTTGTACAATTTTAGATAATCCTACATGACTTATTTTTCTACCTGTTTCTTCTGTTATAAGTTCGGCTGCTTTTCTTAAAGAATATTCTTGATTAATTACAGATTGTATGTATTGATTGAGTATTTTTAATTCAGATTCTATAGGTTTTAGATAACCTTTAATACTACTTAATTCATAACCAAAAGGTATAGTAACGCCTTTTTTCTTTATATAATTTTTAGGTATGGACATTAACTAATTTTAGCTTCTTTAACTAATTTTTCCATAAGTTCGCTTCGAGCATCTTTTGCTTCTTTTTTACTAGCATATCCATCAAGTGTTCCCTCTTCTATTAAAGGTAATAATTGTGATAAAGCTTCATCTCCATCAATAGCTTCGGCTGTTGTAAAACTAATAGTAGGCAGTATATAATATTTATCTTTATATTTTCCAACTTCAGTTATTCTATTCCTAATCATTCTCCATAAACCTTTATCTGTTGCATTTTTAAGTTCTACATTTTCGTTATAAGCCATATTAAATTTAGGTTGAAAATAATCCATATATAAATCATCAGTTGATTTTGTTCCTTGATTTAATTTTTTTCTTTTTCTTTTATGAAGTCCATGTTTAGCATGTTGTTTACCTGCTCTAGTAGCAGCTCGTTTCTTTTTATTAGCTCTTGCTAGTTTTGCTCTACCTTTTTTAGTAGATTTTAATCTTTTTATTTGTTCTTCCGGAGCATAAACTTCTCCAGTTTCACTAGACTTTTTACCACTAGGAGTTCTCCATTTTTGTTTAGTCCATTTTCTAAGACTTCGTTGTGATTTTCTTAAAGCCATTTTTTTATAAACGCATGTACTTTATCTAAAAATTTTTGTATGTATTGTAATATTATATTCATTTTATTTGTAGCCTCCTCCTTTGGCTTTGTATTGTTTAGCTAACATCTGGGCTTTTCGAGCAGACCATTGCCCGGGTTTACCTCCTTTAGAACCAGCTTTGATTCTCTCGAAAAGCCTCTTACGCATAGTTGGTTTAGTATAATTACCAGCTTTATTAACTGTAGACTTTTTCTTAGTCTTTCTTTTTTTTACTACCATTTTTTTCTCCTTTCTTAAAAATCATATCCCAGTTTTTGTCAAACTCTTCACGAGTAACATTTCCGGGTTTACCTTGGTTTCTTCTCATAGACAATCTACCTTTTTGTTTATGAAGTGCTTTAAATTTAAGATTTCCTAAATGTGGCATTTTTTACATTCCATTGTGAGGATATAAATAATTATGTCTTCTATGAGTTATTTTTTCTTCCCAGTTTTCTATTGCTTTACGAATACTATCTTCTGCTAGTACACTACAATGCAATTTAATTGGTGGTAATTCTAATGCAGAAGCTATGTCTTTATCTTTAATAAGTTTAGCTTCTTCTATAGTTTTACCTTTTAACATATCTACAAACATTGTAGAAGATGCGATTGCACTTCCACAGCCATATGTTTTAAATTTGACATCTTCTATAATATTATCTTTTAATTTTATTTGTAGTTTCATAACATCACCACATGCAGGAGAACCTGTCATTCCTGTAGCAACATTAGGGTCTTTAGGGTCAAACCTTCCAACAGAATGTTTTGCTGGATTGTTTAAAACACTCTCAAACCTATCAACTACTTTTTGTGAATATGCCATTATCTAAATAGTTTCCATACTTTATTTATTCTTCCACACTTCATAAACTTGTGTAGTTTATTAAATAATCTTACCATTTTACTCTATTTGCCCAATATGCTGCAGACATTACTCCTTTAGCAATATTTTTAGCATGTCTAGCTTTAAAAGACTTTCTTTTCTTTTTCATTTTACTTGATTCACCTGCTTTAGGTTTACCAGCAGTTTTTGCACCCTGTTGTCCAAATCTAATAGTTTTAATTTTGTCGCCTGATTTAGCAACAACAATATGAGATTTAGTAGGATGTCCGGGAGTACGCTTGGGTTTATTAAAACCACTTACTCCTGCTCTTGCGAGTCTTGGGTCTTTCTTTTTAGCCATTAGTGTATTGTCCTTTTATTTTCTGGTTCTACTGTAGTAGGGTAAGAAATATCATCATTAACAACAATATTTTCTAGTTCTCCTACGACAACCAATCCATTCTTATTAGCTGCTAACTCAGCTTGTTCTAAAGTTGCAGCAATAATATTTGGTCCTGTATAAACATTACCATATATTTCTAGTTCTGTCAAGTATATCTTCACAATGAATGAAGTATACCTTTACCTATAATCCAACCGACTAAAAACCAAACACAAAACCATACTGGATGGTCTTGAGCAAACTGCCATATTTCATTCAGATAGTTCTTCATAGTCTGTCACATCTATAGTTTCTTTTTCTGGTAGTATAAATATACCACCTTGAACATTATGATTTACATCTAATCGTTCTTTTTTACCTAAACCAACTCTGTCAAGTATTGTTTGAGCTGCTTGTAGCTTTACATTAGCTTGAGGTAGTGGTTTATTACTTTCTAATACTTCAACAAGTTTAAAAGCTGCAGAAGGGGCTTCCTTTGCAAGTACATCAGAGGCTAAATCTACTATTTCATGTTTAAGACTTTTAATTACTTGGTAGTGATTTCCTTGGTAGCCTGCAAGCTCTGCCGAAAGTTTAAGATTTCCTTTAGTCTCTATAAGACTATTTAGAAATAATTCTTGTTTTTCTGTTAGTTTTCTTTTTGTTGTAGGTAAAGACATATAAATATTATATACTTAAATGGGGCATTTGTCAAGTATTTAAAATAATTAATAAAAGACTTGACAAAATGCTTTTTAATCTATATAATAAGATTAAGTCTGCCGGGGGTTAAATACATAACCTATAGAGCTGTCCAGCTCTACTTAGCCCCTGTGAAGTTTCCAATTAAAAATAGCACAAAATGTTCGACCAGTACATATATATATAGGTAGGGGTGGGGTGGCTCTTGCCCCGTGCCTGACAAACTTTAAAAAGTTTGACAAACTTAACAAATCTCTGCAGAAACCTGTTGGGTAAAGTCTATAAAGACTTTAAAGACTTGTGAAGTTTCCAAGATTTGTAGGGTAAATGTGTCGGCATTTTATAACTATTCTAACTCCAAAGAGTTAAGCAGTCTATAACGACATAACAAGGCTTTACAGACCATTTAAGCATAGCTAAATGGTATCCTGTGCAGTATGTATTTGAGTTCGTATGAAAGCTCTAAAGAGCTTCGCGTAAACTTGATGTGTATGTATTGTTCTCATAGGAAAACTCTAAAGAGTTTCGCAGGAGAATGTGTAGGATAAAAAAAACCCCTGTGAATACAGGGGCTTTCAGCTAGGGAGCTAGGTAGGATTAACCAATGTTTACAAGTTTCTTGTAAGACCTCATTGCTTTCAAATCTGCACTAGGCAAAGCCTTCATGCTTAAGATTTTAGCGACTTGACCTTGAGAAAGTGGAGCTTTCTTGTCATTCAATCTTGAGAGGTAATGACCATGAATAGTTCCCCATTTGATGTCCTTTGGACATTTTGGAGAATTACTGAACTGCGAAGCAATCTTTCTGACCATTCTGTAGCTTGCTACAGCTTTAGGGTTGTCAACAGTAAACGAAGTTTTAGCATTTGAATTTGCCATAATTTTTTTCCTTGCTCCTTTGGAGCATTTTGCTAGGGCGACATTGCCAAAGCTCTTACATAGTAATCCAGCTAACTCTCATTTGTCAAACTCTTTCTCGTGCGTGATTGTCACGCGTAGAATAATATTCTTCCTGCGACAACAGGCGAAGAAAGTAAAATCACCAAATTTTCAGTCAAAAAAATCAACGAACAATCGAAATATTACACATAAAGCATACATACACCTGTATAAAATTTACAAGCTTGGCAGATATGGGATAGGCTAACTAAATTTTACGCGTAAAACACATAAAATATACATATAAAACGCATAAAGTTTATGTATAAATTTGTATTTACACATCTGCCCATAATTAAAATCTTATACTTGCGTTTCCTACTTGACAACAATTCAACAATCCGTATAATTGATAGGGCAATCGGCAATGAGGTCGGTTGCAACATTTTGGAGATTTCGATTATGGAAATTATTTTTGGATTTTTATTTGTTCTTGGCTTCGTGCTTTATACTTTATGGTTGGTGTCCTAATGGAAAATTTAGTTCATGCAATTAGCGAAACTCGTATGAAAAGGCTTTTGAACCCTCAAATGTCTGACCATTTTTATACAGGTTTCAATGGAAAATATGGCTATCGCTTTTATGAAATAAAGGTTGGTAGAAAATGGGTTTACATGAAAAGTAAAGCACATAAAGTTAGAATGCCTTTGGCAAAATTTAAGATTAGAGCTTTTCTGCAATGGCGAAAAGATAGTATGGTTCATGCTTCATGCAAACAATATGAAATCACAGGTAAATATTCCAGACCTAGAGCATGGTGGAAAGATTACGGATTTACATATAACCCTAAATACTTTGAGTATGACCGAAGCAGATTAGCTTGGTAAAACACATAAATAATAAATTTACATGCCCTGTTCCTCTTGACTTCGCTTCTAGCAACTGTTAGTGTAATGGGGCAATTAACCAACTGCCGATTGTGGCAAGGAGAAAAATTATGGCGATAGCCGTTGACAAACAAAAAGCTGATGAGCTTGAGTACTACACAGACCTTGAAAGCCTTGAGGTTAGGTTTGATGAAATAAAACATGATGAGTATATGGACTGCTCTGATGAAAGTCTTGTAGAACAAGACTACCTAGATACTATGGAGTTCTGTTTAGAACTAGAAGCGAATGAAATTATTGATGATGAACAATTTGATTATTTGGAGATATAAATTATGAAAAAACCTTGCGAAAATCCTAATGGTAAATTTTTGAATGCTGTCATTGAAGATAGTAAACGCAGAAAATCTATAAAATTTAACAGTCTTGACAAGGCTAAAAGATACCTTAAATCAAAGAGTTATAGGTTTCGTGAAGCCTACAACCACAAAGAAGAAAGGTGTATGCTTTATTCAAGCTGGAAATTTGGGTGGGTAAAAGTGTCCTCATGCAAAGATTACCTAAATGACACCACAATGGAACAGGGAACTGTTTGGAAAATAATTAAAATATAGGAGTAAACTATGGAAAATGAAATGACATATAAAAAATTTATGCAATTACTACATAAAGTTAGACAAGAAGCTGATACAGTAGAAGAAGCATTTGAAAATACAGATAAATTATTATATAATATTTTAGATAGAGATGATGTAATTAATTTAGTATTAGAATGTTTAACAATAATAGCTCAAAGCGATATACCTATAGAGATACTAGAAAATCCTTATGGTGTATTAGATGTCAAAAAAGAGGATAAAAAACCTGATTTAAAAATCGTGCATTAAATATTATACGCCCTGTTCCTCTTGACTTCCGTTTGGATTTGTGCATAATGGTAGGGGCAATCAAGCAGGGTAGCTTGGTTCATAACAAAAAAACAGTCCTAAACTGTGGAGTATTTAGGCAGGTCTAACGGGAAACTCCCTGATTAAATTGTTTCCCACTTATCTTGGAGATATTTTATGAGAAATTTTATTAAAATAAAACTTATTGAATTACTTGGACTAAAAAATTTATATGTTGAAGTTCAAGAATTAAGAGGAATGATTGAAGAAGTAGACTACAAAGCTGATGAAATAAAAGATGATTTACAGAATGTAGAATACAGATGTGATGAAGTTGAAGCAGAAGCAGAAAGACTGTGCGATAATATTGATGATGAAATGCATAATAAATTTGAACAAGCCTATTCTGAATTACAAGACCAAATTGAGACTTTCAACAATATGGTTGAGGGATATACTATAACTGTAAAATTAAATAAGGAGTAAAACATGGCAGATATAAGTTTTCATGGAGTGACTAAAATAGAAGTTCTTAAAAGAAAAGATTTGGATAACTTTTCAACTAGAGATATTATTATTCACAATGAGGAATATAATGTTGAATTAAGGCGATATGTACCTACTAAAACATGTATAGAGTTGTTTCTTGATAACAAAGAAGCAAGTAAATTAGTTTATAATAAAAGTAAGTGGAGATAATTATGATAAAAGTATTTAGAGATAGTGAAAGTTCTAACAAGTTTTTCTATCACTTTAATCTATTTGGATTGAAGTTTAGAATTGCTACTAACACTAGAGGTTTTAATAAGTATGGAACTTATAAAACTAATAGAGGTAGAGTAGTAAACTTCGGTAGAAAATATATGTGCTTTATTCCTATGTTTTGAAGTGCATAGTCATCAGCAATCAGGAGTATGACTTTAAAGAAGCTAGAGCTGATAGTAGTTGGCAGACCTGCTTAAAAAACTGCCATTATATTAACAGCTATACATACAGGAGATTATTATGGCAAAACCAATGAGAATATGTGACCAAGATTTAATTATAAATAAGGTCGTGAAAAGTGTAGAAGATGTAAGAAGAGAAGCTTATGAGAAAGATATTAAATCTCAACCAGAGTGGAAACAGTTTCTTGCTGAAACTACAAAACATCAAAAAGAATTTGACAGAATTGAAAAGCTTAAAAGTGAATTAAATTCTGCAAGAGATAGCCTTGAAGAAAGAATTAAAAAGTTTAATAAACAACAAGGTTTTACAGGGTATAACGAGGGTATATGCTATGAAAACTATCACAGAGGTAGACCTAGTATACATATAAATACTACTAGTTTAGATTGGGAAATTCGACAAGAAATTACTGAAGAAGTAAGATTTTCAGGTATGTCTGGAGATTTTGATGCTAGACAAATGGTTGAAGATTTAGTAGCAAAGTTTAGTTAAACTTTGACTTGACAACGCCCTGCTGTTCGGTTATAATGGCAGGGCAATTCACAACAACAAGGAGATATAAATGACACACAATGACTTAAAAAAAGGTATGAGAGTTCAGCTAACACCTATACCTACTCTTTCAAGCCAACCTAGATTGGCTACTATCATGGATAACATGAAAGGTATAACTAGAATGGTTAAAATAGAAGATAAAAATGGATATTTACCAGATATGGGTAGTGTATATGTTAGTGAAATAGAATATGTTTTGTTTCCAGATGATATGCCAGAAAAACTAGAAGTATCAAAAGCACATCAAAAGAAATTAGATTTATTAACACAAATACATTGGGGGTAAACATGATAGATATACATAGAGAAGTTGTAGAAATATTTGATGATAAAATAGAAAATATTACTAAATATAATGGTCAAATATTTGAACTTACAGGGTCAAAAGAAAATAATATTGGTGGATATTATGGAGGTGGACATGGAGATATTATTAAATATCTTGAAGAAAATAAATTAGATACAGAACAATTACAAGATGTATTATTAGCTCTTGTAAGAGGTTTAAGGGGGCATGTATGACATATTGGGTAGATGAATTTCATAAACAAACTATGGATAAAGCTAAAAAAGATTTAGAAATACTATACAAAGCAAAGAGTATTATTATAAATAGAATAAATTATAATGATGAAAAGTGTGCTTTTTTAGAACTACAATGCAGTAGTGATAAACTTAACAAGTGCATAGAAATAATAGAAGATGAATTACATTAGGAGATACTATGGCTTATAAATTATTAACATTAAATAATCCAAAGATATTAAAAGGTAAAGATGTAGATGATACATACATCAGTTGTGTTATGCATTTCAGACCTATCAATACCAAGATATGTCCATTTCAAGATATAGCTTCTTGTAAAACTGCATGTCTAAATACTGCAGGGCGTGGTGGTATCATCAAAAAAGGAGAAACTACCAATAGAATACAAGAAGCTAGACAGCGTAGAACTGATATGTTTCTTAATGATTATGAAAACTTTATGGAACTATTGCATACAGAGATTACAAAGTTTTGTAATTATTGTTATAAGAAAGACAAAAAACCTGCTGTAAGATTGAATGGCACAAGTGATATACAATGGGAACACAAACTATACAAAGATAAAAATATATTTGAACACTTCCCAGATGTGCAATTCTATGACTATACCAAGATACCTACAAGAAAAGTATCACAATACAAAAACTATCATTTGACATGGTCATACTCTGAAGCTAATCCAAAATATACAGCATGGTATGATAAGATAGCATATAATATTGCAGTAGTATTCAACGGAGCTTTCCCTATATATTTCAAGGGTAGAGAAGTAATCAATGGCGATGAAAGTGATTTAAGATTTTTAGATAAACAAAATGTTATTGTTGGTCTAAAAGCAAAGGGCAAGGCACGACATGATATGTCAGGCTTTGTCATACACATTTAATGTGTTTACAAGGGCAGAAATACACGAAGAAACAAACTTTAAATAAGTTTCCTAGTGTGAGTAGTCTGAAAGGGATAGCAATATCTGATTAGTGCAAAGGGTCTGACACTTTGTTAATGAGTAGCTCTCAAACTATGTGGCTACCTGTCCTTTTAAGCATTTTATATAAGGAGATATTATGAATGAACAAATAAAAACATTACTAGAAGATATTAAAAATACACTTGAACACATTGTAGCAAGTGAAGAATGGGAAACTTTAAAAGAAAGGTCTAGTGCTGATGTATTAGCTGAGCAAATAGATTGGGTATTAGAAAGAAATATTAAAGACAAATTTTAATAAGGAGATAATATGAAGTGGTGGCAAAAACAACAACCAAACAGCAAGGATTTACCATTAAAAATGTATGTGAATGGCGAGTATCATGCTACATTTAACGATATACTTACACTTGATTTTGTTAAATCAGAATTTGAAAGTGCAGGATATACTATAGAACTAAAAGGAGATAACAATGAAACTTAAACAAGTAATAGAAATACAAAAAGTATTAGGCAAAACAATACCTGTTGACATGGCAGAGAAATGGGTGTATCATAGTGAAAGTCGTGGGGAATGGGTAGACATCATGGAACTAGATGTAATCCATGCGATTAGAATATTAAGAAAACATATTGTAGATATTGAACAAGCAGAAATGGAGGAACATAATGGATAGATATAGAGTAGAATTATCATTAAATGTTTGGTCTGATACTGACAAAGGAGCAGTAAAAGTTGCACAAGATATTTGTGATAAACAAAAAGAAAAGTTTGATAATAGATGTGAGATTATCAAAGTATGTAGTAGTCCCTTTGGTAGAGTAGAGGGAGAAGATATTGTTGCTAAAGTTTATAGACAGGAGGTATTCAATGAGCAACCAACACAATAGAAAAGAATTTGAAAAGATAATGCAGGAAGTAGAACAGCTAGACCAAGAGGGTATGCTTGAGGCAGATATACAAACTGTATCTCAAGTCTATGGATTGCATGAAGATGATGATAGAGATGATATATTATTCTTTATTGCAGAAAGTTTATACGAACATGGGGTGGTAGAATGACACAATATAAAGATAAAGTTGAAGCACAAAGAAAAAAACTAGAACAAGAAAAATTAGATAACTCAATTACATCTATAGATTGCAGGTATGAAAATGGTAAATGGACAAAGATGATTACTTGTTATGGTAATGGTAAACAAGTCACAGAATATAACGATAAAAGAAAAAAGGATAAGATAGAATGGCGATAAGAAAAAAAGTAATACAAAGTATTGACCATGTTAAAAAGGTCACATCACAAGGTACAGGTGGGCGTAGTAGAAAGATTAAAATATCTACAGCTCACATGAATAAAAATAAAAGAAGAAGTTATAAAGCATATAGAGGGCAAGGAAGATGAGAGTATTAATTAAATCATACGGAGATGTGAGAATTTTTTATGATAAAATTTTTTGTTATAAAAGATATCATGTTTTATGGGAGGGCGAAAATAAACTTGAAACCTATTCAGGTTTATGGTATAATGAAAAACAAGTAATTAAATTAGTGGAGGATAGATTGCTATGAATATATTTTATTTTTATGATAGTCCAGTAGAAAGTGCGATAGCACAACCTGATAAGATGTTAGTAAAAATGCCATTGGAAACAGCACAAATGTTATGCACAGCACATAGAGAAATAGATGGCGATGAGTATGCTGATAAGGTAGGACTATACAAAAGAGCTTATTGGAATCATCCATGTACTATATGGGCAAGAGAATCTAAATTAAATTATCTTTGGTTGTATACACACTTCCTAGCTTTAGGTAGCGAGTATAAATTTAGATATGGTAGAGAACATGCAAGTATAACTAAATTAAAAGAACCTTTAAGAAAGATACCAAACATTACTAAAAAGAGTATGACACCACCTGCACAAGCTATGCCTGATGAGTACAAAAATGATGACCCTATCAAAGCATACAGAGATTATTGTACCCATGAAAAACACTACGCTAAATGGGAAAAGGGTAGAGCTAAACCTGATTGGTGGACATTGGAGGTCGCATGAAAGCTACACTAACACGAAAAGAATATAAAGAGTTTAATACTTATGTTGATTTTTTAAATGCAAAACATGGTATAAGTATACCCCATACTGTTGAAAAGATTGGGGATAAGTTTCTAGTAGAAATGCTAGAGGATATTGATGTAAATAAATTAGATAATTTACTTGACATTGATGTTGATTTGTTGTATAATGCAACACAAACAAACGCCAAAAGGAGGTAATTATGGCAGTAATAGAAGGAAAAGCTTACTGGGCTTCAGTAACTACACCAAACACTACTTTTGAACCTGTGTATACAGTAGATTTAGTTGTGAATGATGAGGTTGCAAATGATTTTGAGGCTCGTGGCTTTAGAGTAAAAGACTTATCCATAAAGGATGAGCAAGGAGCTTCAACAGGTGTTGGAAGAGCCTTAACTATTAAACGAAAAGTAAATGGTCCGAATGGCATGGTCAGAAACGCACCTAAACTTTTCGATAAAAATAAAAATCTCATGGATGAAGTAGTTGGGAATGGTTCAACTGTTAAAGTCCAATATAATGAGTGGGAAACTGAAAACAAATTTGGAACATTTAAAGGTTTGGATTTCCAAGCTATGCAAGTGTTAGATTTAGTTCCTTTAAAATCTCAAGATGGCTCAGAGCTAGACCCTTATGGGGATGGCGAGGAGTTTTAATATGATTGTAAATATTAACAACGAAAATGGAACAACTACATATGATGTTTCAAAAGTTAATGCTGAAAATCTTAGAACTCAAGCTACTGTATTAATAAATAAAGTAGGCACGATTGAGGTTATATTAGAAGCTTTAAACTTTACCAGTTCTACACACAGGGCAAATCTAGAAGCCCTCTTACAAGATTGTCCTGAATCTTTGGTAGAGAATAAAGAAGAAGAAGTCACAGAAGAAACAACAGATTCTGAAGACTAATTCGTATCTCCAAGTGAGAGGTGTGCAGAAAAGTGGATAGCACTTAAAGTATAAATCCAGTTTGATGAGGAACTGATGTTTGTAATTTACAATAGAGAATATATGCTCTGTAAGTTAGACTAGGAGAAATCATATGAACAACGCCTCTCCATTTTAATTCAATGAGGGTAAATTATGGAACAAAATAAATTTGTAAAGTATCATGTGTCATGCCATGAGTGTGGCAGTTCTGATGCTGTATCAGTAAACGAAGATGGCTCGGCTAAATGTTTTAGCTGTGGCAAATTTTATAGTAATTATGAAAACAAGGTAACACCAATGGAAAAATATAAACAACCGACTACCATTGTAAATCCACATGGAGGTATATTTGGTAAATTAATTGATAGAAATATCTCAAAAGAAACAGCAGAAAAGTATGGAGTGAAAGTTATTTATGACTCAAATGGTCAAATGGCTCAACACTTATATCCTTTTTATATAAACAATGAGCAATGTGCTACAAAGACTAGATATGTAAAAGACAAAAGATTTTCTTTTAATGGTTCTATACAAGGCTCTGGATTGTTTGGACAAAATTTATTTAAGGAAGGTGGTAAGTATCTTACTATCACAGAAGGAGAATGTGATGCTATGGCTTCATTTGAATTGCTAGGGAGTAAATGGGCTTGTGTAAGTATCAAAAGAGGAGCTTTATCTGCAGTAAAAGATATAAAAGAAAGTTTAGAATATGTAGAAAGTTTTGATAATGTAGTGTTATGTTTTGACAAAGACAAGCAAGGACAGGAAGCTGCACAAAGAGTAGCTACGATTTTAAAACCGGGTAAAGCAAAGATTGTAACATTACCTAATGGCTACAAAGATGCAAATGATATGCTCAAACAAGGTAAACATAAAGAGTTTACTACAGCTTGGTGGGGTGCAAAGCTTTATACTCCTAGTGGCATTATTAAAGTATCTGATAAGAAAAAATCTTATTTAGATAGAGAAAGAAAAGAAAGCATACCTTTCCCTTGGCAGGGATTAAATAAAAAGTTATATGGTTTAAGGCAGGGAGAACTCGTAACTCTTACTGGTGGCACAGGACTAGGTAAGTCTAGTGTCACTAGGGAGTTAGAGCATTGGCTTATTAACCAAACAAAAGATAATGTAGGTGTAATTGCATTAGAAGAAGATTGGAAAAGAACAGTAGATGGTATACTTTCTATTGAAGCAAACGCAAGACTTTACATTGACCAAGAAAGAGAAAAGTTTTCTAAAGAAACTATCATGCAAATGTTTGATAAAGTATTTGAGGAGGATAGAGTATTCATTCATGCACACTTTGGCACTAATGAGATAGATGACATCTTTGCAAAGCTTAGATATCTTATAGTTGGTTGTGATTGTAAGTGGGTTGTGGTAGACCATTTACATATGCTTGTTAGTGCTGTGCATGAGGGAGATGAAAGAAGAGCTATAGACTCTATCATGACTAGACTTCGTAGCTTGGTTGAAGAAACAGGAGCAGGGTTAATACTTGTGTCACACTTGCGTAGGGTAGATGGAAACAAAGGACATGAGAATGGCGTAGAAGTTTCTCTATCACATCTTCGTGGTTCAAATAGTATTGGACAATTAAGTGATTGTGTGATAGCATTAGAAAGAAATCAACAGTCAGATGATGAGCTTGAAGCAAGAACAACAAAGCTTCGTGTCTTGAAGTCAAGATATACAGGAGATGTAGGCATGGCAAGTTCTTTAATTTATGATAAAGATACAGGCAGATTATCTGAAAGCGATTTATCAGAGTTTGAGGTAGAGGAAAATGGAAGTAGTATTTGATATAGAAACAGATGGGTTAAATCCTACAGTCATCTGGTGTCTGGTAGCAATAGATGAAACAGGCGATGTTTATAGATATTACGAAGACACTTTAGATGAAGGTATAAAATTTTTACAGAATGCAGATAAAATTATTGGGCATAATATTTTAGGATTTGACATACCTGTAATTAAAAAATTATATGGTATAGATTTATATAATGCAAACAAAGTGGTAGATACTTTAGTTCTTTCCAGACTTTTCAATCCTACAAGAGAAGGTGGACACAGTATAGCTAAATGGGGATATAAATTAGGTTTACCTAAAAAAGATTCTCCAGAATGGACTTGCTTTACTAAAGAAATGTTAGATTATTGTGAACAAGATGTTGTAATAAATAATAAATTATTTAATTATTTAAAAAAAGAATCTATTGGATTTTCAAAAGAATCAATAAATTTAGAACATAAAGTTACACATTTGTTGGAAGAACAAAAACAAAATGGATTTTTATTTGATGATAAAAAAGCTATGATGTTGACATCAGAATTAAGTCTTAAACTTCAACAAACTGAAGAAAAAGTTCACAAAACATTTAAACCAATATGGATAGATGATAAATTAATTACACCTAAATTAAAAAAAGATGGGCAACTTTCTAAACAAGGATTGACAGAACAAGAATACACCGATATAATAGAGGGTAGGCTTGAGCAAAAACCTTTCATGAGAAAGACTCTTCAAGAGTTTAATCTAGGCTCAAGAAAACAAATAGGTCAAAGACTACAAGAGTTTGGTTGGAAACCGAATAAATTCACACCAACAGGACAAGCTATTGTAGATGAATCAACACTTAAAAAGATTACACATATAAAGGAAGCTCAACTTATTGCAGACTTTTTATTGTATCAAAAAAGATTAGCACAAGTTCATTCTTGGATAGAAGCAGTAGATAAAAATGATAATAGAGTTCATGGTTCTGTAATTTCTACTGGTGCTATTACAGGAAGAATGGCACACAGAAGCCCTAACATGGCTCAAGTACCTGCTGTTTACAGCCCTTATGGTAAAGAATGCAGGTCTTGTTGGACAGTACCAGAGGGTTATAAACTTGTAGGTATAGATGCAAGTGGATTAGAATTAAGAATGTTAGCACACTATATGGCTAACGAGGAGTATATAAATGACATTATTAACGGAGACATTCATACAACTAACAGAGAGTTTGCTGGACTTAAATCAAGAGATGAGGCAAAAACTTTCATCTATGCACTCATTTACGGAGCTGGAGATGAGAAGATTGGAAGAATCATTAATGGAAGCAAGAATGCAGGTAAACAACTGCGAGAACGCTTTCTTGGTAGTTTACCAGCACTTAGAACTCTTAAACAACGAGTTGATAGAGCTTCGCAAAAGAAATACTTAAAAGGTTTAGATGGTAGAAAGATAATTATTAGGCATAAACATGCTGCATTAAACTCTTTATTACAGGGAGGAGGTGCAATAGTTATGAAAAAAGCATTAACTTTATTAGATTTAGACTTGAAATTAAATACGATTGATGCTAAAATAGTTGCCAACATTCACGATGAATGGCAAATAGAAGTAAAGGAATCACAAGCAGATTATGTAGGTAGAGCAGGTGTTCAAGCTATAAAAGATGCAGGTGTATATTATAAAATGCGTTGTCCTTTGGATGGCGAATACAAAATAGGAGGTAGTTGGTATGAGACCCACTAAAGAAAAGATGAGTAAGTTTGACCTTGATTTAAAATATGGTCAGATACGAGAAGATAAAATAGCAGAAATGTTTACTGATAAAAAAATTGAAGTAAAATCTGAAAGAGGTATGTGGATGAAAACAGGAAACATATGTATTGAATATCAGTCATATGGTAAACCTTCAGGCATAGCTACTACAGAAGCAGATTATTGGTTTCACAATCTTTGTATTGGAGATGATATATTTTGTACACTTATATTTGATGTACCTAAACTTAAAAAGCTTATAGAAAAGTTAGACTTTAAAAAGTCTGTTAGTGGTGGAGACCACAATGCTAGTAGAATGTGGTTAGTAAATGTGCGAAAATTATTTACATCTGATGTATACAAAACATTTGAGGATTTAAAGGATGAGTAATTACAAGTCAGAAGCAGGTCATTGGTATGACCATAACGGAGAACCTATGTATACTATTATAGGTGCAAATGGTAAAGAAAGAAATACTACTCTTCGTGATGCTAAAAAAGAAGGTTTAGTACCCTCTGTTACTACTATTATAGGTATAGCAGCAAAACCTTCACTAGAAAACTGGAAGATTACACAAGCTTTAGAAGCTTCTTTAAATGTAGACCAAGCTGACCCAGAATATATAAACAAATGTAAAAATGCAGGTAGAGAAGTAGGAATGAAAGCTGCAAAACAAGGTACAAAAATACACGCACAAATAGAAAAAGGATTTTTAGGTGGAGCTAAAACAAAACCTTATAAAGTTATTAGGTCTTGGTTAGATGCAAACTATCCTAACGAACAATGGATAGCAGAAGATTCTTTCTGTGCTAACGAGGGCTATGGTGGTAAGATAGATTTGTATTCTAAGTCTGGTATATTTATAGATTTTAAAACTAAAGACAACTTAAAAGGAAAAGACTCTGCTCGTTTAGTATATGATGAACATGGTATGCAACTGTCAGCTTATGCACAAGGTTGTAATATAGAAGAGCCTGAAAGAATATCTATATTTGTTGACAGAGCAGACACAGAATTAGTTTTAACTCATGTATGGGATAAAGAAACACACTATAAACATAAAGAAATGTTTAACAGCTTACTAAACTATTGGAAGCTTGTTAAAAACTATGACTCAACAGTATTATGAATGGAAAAAAAGCAAAACAAATAAGAAAAAAATCAAGACAACTTGTTGTTGACTGGCTTCAAACTATGTTAGTAGATGAAGAAAGAAAAAAAGTATCGGTCAATAACATTGAAAAGTATTTACCTGATGAAACTCATTTTTATGCTAATAATAAATTAATGGTTTCTGCTTACACACCTAGGTGGTTTGCACAACGGATTAAAAAGTCTAATAAAAATTTACAGGATATTACATGGCAGGATATAGAAAGCCTAGGATAATAAGACCAAAAGAAAAAAATGTTCCTAAAGGATATGATTCTAAATGGGAACATAAACTACACACTACAATTTTAAAAGATTGGCAACATCATTCTGATAAAGTTTCTTATATAGTAGAGCATGAATATGAGCCAGACTTTGTAAAAACTATTGGCGATAAAGAATATTTACTTGAAGCTAAAGGTAGATTTTGGGATTATCAAGAATACAATAAATATGTTTGGATTAGAAAAGCTTTAAAACCTAATCAAGAATTAGTGTTTTTATTTTCTAGTCCATATTCTCCAATGCCACAGGCTAAACGAAGAAAAGATGGCACTAAAAGAACTCACGCAGAATGGGCTGACAAAAACAATTTTTTATGGTATAATGAAGACAACTTACCAGAGGAGTGGAAATGAAATATAAATTTAATGAAGATAAAATTATAGAACTTATAAAAGAAAATATTGATGCTACATATAGTCAACACTATGCAAATGAAAAGTATCAAGCTACGGATATGATACTAGATGCAGGACATGGGGAGGGTTTTTGTATGGGAAACATAATGAAATATGCTATGCGATATGGTAAAAAAAGAGGACATAATGATTCAGACTTGTATAAACTTATACATTATGCTATAATAGCAATACACATAAATTATAATGATTGGGATGGAGAAATAAAATAATGGTTGATGATAAAATAGGAACTAAGCCTTACTTAGGAATTGAAATAGACTATGATAAAGAAAAACAATTTGATAAATTTAGTCTAGATACACTCAAAGATAGATATTTTTGGGAAGGAGAAACACATGCACAAGAAGCATTCGCAAGAGCCTCAGTCTTC